AACTAGTCTAATAAAGACTTTGCGTCACAAGATTCGTTAGAATCCCCTCACGCAGATAGAACTGCGTTAGACCACTCGCATGTTCCGTCACAAAGCGTGAACCTACTAGCCCGAACCACGGATCGAAGCAGTCCGGTTTGTTACGGTATAGGGCAGTACTCCCATAACTGGCGAGCACTAGTGCGGCTCCCTTGCCAAGGTCGCTACCGTACTTTCGGTATCTCTCTGGAGATACAGCTTTCTCCAGGACGTCATTCCATTCACGAAACGGTATCCCGTTATGCCAGTCTCTGCCAAGGAAGCGAATTATTTCATGTGCCCTACCACATGAAGACTTCTTAGCATTGACTTTCATGCCGTAAAGGTTTGACAGCAGCTTTGACCATTCACCAATCTTTGGCTCCTGGCGCGTGAAGAATAACATATCGTCTCCGAGGACCCAGAATTCGTCACCTTGCACGTGCAGTTTATACGTGTAGTCAAGTGTCCCTATTAGGCAAGTTGACATAAATGAGTCAACCATTTGTGTAAAATAACTGCCACTAGGAACGCCATGACGCTTTCCCGTGTACAAACGTGGACCATCAGGATGGGGCATCACAATATCTGTGTAGATAAAGTAATCTTCGATAACGTCGAAGACATCTCCCACTGTGACTCCTTCAAGAACCTCGTCCTCCAAATTGAACCATGTTCTGAAAGCGTTAAACGCAGCCTGGATCACGACCCTCCCGATTGAGGCGTCAAACTGCGATGAATCCAAACTAGAGTAATAACCATTGAACGTTTGTGCTTTCCTAATTCCTGCTCCAAGAACAGTGGACATTTGGCCAAACGCCATTGGTGTTCCTCCCCTCTTCTGCATTTCGATAAGTGGTCTGGCTACAAGTGCTTCAATGATAGTCATGGATAATGGATACATCCATACTAACCTTCCCAACTTACCTGCCTGCGTACGAGTGCCAGCCAGACATGGCTCTGGTTTGCGGGTTTTCAGCAATGTTTCTTTCGCCTTGCGTACTCCTACTGGCCACGCTTCGGCTTTGGTCTTACCATAATCAGTAAGTCCTGCAGAAGTGCTTCCCTTGATATCTAGTGAGATAAATAACTCACTTAGGTCGCTCTCCAAATTATACGCTGAAAGTGTTGGTACCCCGACTGGCTTTGCGAAATGTTTGTAAGCAAAGTCTAAGCCCTTGCGCACCCTTACATCTCCTAAATCAACATAAGGCGATTCCTCAGGCTCGTAGCTTTTCAGCATTTGATAAAGCGCATCCAATTGGTAGAGATTGCGTGGAACATAAGGCAACTCCTCAAC